ATAGTAAATGTATTATGTGTTACAATATAATCATCAGTAATATATAAATGATCCTTACTATCGATAGATATACACTGACAATCTTCTATCTTTCCGGTATTTTCAATAGATTTAATTCTAAGTTTTAAATCTCTATTTTTTCGAACGCATGATAACCTATCCTTTTTTCTCTTTAATGTAACTAATGTATCCGGCCGTGAATGTATTACTGATACTGTATAGGTTACAGCTCCAACCTTTTTAGCTCCATTATATGTAAATGTTGGTTTATATACTCTCCGTATCTTAGATATACCACCAATACTTCTAACTAATTGAACCATATCTTTAGCTAATCTTTCAGATGTAACAGATATACAAACAGCACCCCCCTTACCTACGTAACCGTCGGTATCTAATATACCTTGAAGTAAACTAATACGCTGAGATAATGAACCATTTAGATATTCAGTGGGTATAAATTTGTTATAACAATCACATCCATATAATCCGATCTTTTTAACAAAATTATTAAACCCTCTATATTTAGTATGTTTCTTTTCTCTTAATGTAATCCAATAATGTATTTTAGTTGTGTGATGTAATTGATATATTGATGGTATTAGAGCTTGTATATTATCGATAATTTCTTTATCTGCTGAAGTTATACCTATACTCGGAACTGTTAGTGTTCCGTCTCCTAATAAACACCCCACTACATATGGATGAATAGGATATTCTTTATCTGGGGTTGGATCTTTTTCAATTAACGGTACTCTAACCGCCATACCACCATCTTTACGTTTATTAGTATTATATTTAGATATTGAAATTAAATCCTTAGTACTAACCACATTCCAATTATCAGTCCAACCGCTATATTTGGTATATGAAAACACTTTCCATAAATGATCAATACAACACTCCGTATATCTATCATCATCAAAAGTTACCTTATATATTTCTTTTTTACCTTGCGGAAATATATTCACAACTTTTGATATATTACCATCTGGTGTTGACACTTCGTCACCTATTTTTATATCACCCATCAACGTCCAACCAGTAGGTGTTTTTATTTTACATGATAGTGGTTGAGCCTTACCGCCTGCGGTGGCTAGCACTACAGTACCCATACCGCAATTTAAGCATTTCTGTACTATATCTTCCTGATAATCTCTTAACCCTCGGTTTAACACCGATACATCATATTTCAACAATATAACTTTACGAAATTCATCAGTAAATAAAAACTCTACATTAACATACGAGCGATTTATATACTTGTATATCTCCCAGTATAACCCCACATCAAACCTACCTGTTGCTGTAATTACATATTTTCTGTCAGGTATGTGTTTATTATACCTAGCAGCTCCAAATTTAGGTATTTTCACACTAAAATATTCACGAACTTCCGGAAATACTATAGATTGTAAGATACCTTTTCTTTTCTTTATATCATAATCAAATGTAACAGATATACTCATAATGTTTCCGCCTTTACTATATCTATTATATTTTTCATATCCCATGTCAGGCTATTAACAATCTTCTCTACCTTTTCAAGATATTCTATTATCAACTTAAGATTGTCTATAGTTTGATCTGTATTCTGTATAATCTCGTGGGATTCAGCTTGCTTACGTAGAGCTGGTATAGATAAACTAACCAAAGAATCTTTCTGTAGTTGATTAATTATATTAGTAATAGCTTTATCTCTAGCTCTTTCAGTTCGATTAAGATCTAGTTTATGTCTCATCAACCTACCTGCCCATTTATGTTTAATAGCAGCTATTGTTAATGCAGATTCTTTCATATTTAATTCATCTATATTAACATCCTTTTTTAGTTCCTCTTGATACTTGTTAAATAGATCTAGAATATCTTCAGCCATATTATAAGTAGTTTACAATATATTAGATCAAGATTGAAAAAAATCCCATGAAGAATTCAAAATTCGGTAATTTATATCAGCAAATAATAGAAAATATTACAACATCTTCCGCTGGAGTAGGTAATACGCAACCATCTACAATACAACCATCAGACACATATGCTCCAGGTGATAGTAGAGTACCTACTATATTAGGTAAGAAAAATAAGAGAAACAAACCGTACATAATCAGACGTACACCAGTTGACACTATTTAATATGAGTAATGCTAATAAGAATAAAGGTAAAGCTTTTGAGAGACAGATTGCTAAACATTTAACATCTGTATTCGGATTAAATTTTCAGCGGGTACCTAACTCTGGTGCTATGATAGGCGGTATGAATTCATATCGCATGTCATTTTTAACACCGGAACAGCAACTATTAGCTTGCGGTGATTTAATTGTACCATCTGAGTTATCTCATACTCAATTTGAGATGAAATCATACAAGACATTCAGTTTTTATTCATTGTATGATAATAATGAGCAACTTAATAAATGGATAGTTCAAGCTAAAGGATCATCCAATAAATATTGGTTTCTTGTAATGAAGTTTAATAATATCGGCTCATATGTAGTATTTGACCGAAAATATATAAATCTATTTATTCCAGTAGGTAGTTATACTATATATAAGGATGATTATGTATTATGTAAATATGATGGATTTTTTGAGAAAAACAAAGATACTATACTTAAACTACATCCAAATTTTAATACTCAATGTCAAACAGTAAGCAGTACTATAATTACACCGTAATAAATACCGAAGCTGTAATTTCTAACACAAACGGAGATATTGTTCAATTCTATTTTAGTAGAGATATACCTCTTAAAAAAATTGATAAAGACTTCAAACGAGTATTAGTACACTATTTATTGTCTAACATATGCGCAGAATGTTCAAGTAATAAACAGCGTAAGGATAAAATATTATTTTGTAATCCTAATATTGTACGTAATTCAGATGAAATATTTATCTACATCAATTATGATGAATATACACAGTTTATAGAGAAGGTACTATTAGAAATAGAAAAGGTATTACCAGTATATCTTTATATATCCGATGATATATCATATAAAGATATTGATCCATCTAATAAACGTAATGATATAAAATATGCATTCGATTTAATCTCTAACAGAAAACGTAGTAAATCCATTAGATATTTGTTTGAATATGCAAAAACTCTTGGGTTAAACTCGTTTTGCTCGGATCAGATAAATAATTCAAATATTAGATTAATGTATATTTGAATTATATTTATATTATGTTATACTTTGATTATTTTCACGTATAACTACCACGTATCCAATCTTACCATTTTCCAATCTTACCCATCTTCCAATATTACCCCCCATTCCAGTACCCGCACTTTATTTTTGATTGATAATATCTGATATACTTTAGTATATTAGGTATTACTCATAGTTCTTCCCTCTCTTGTAAAGAGATTATATTATGTAATTCAACTATAGCAACAATGTTTTTATAAGAAATATCAATCATTGAGTATATCCTGGATATTGTAAGTAATCATTAATTATTATGACATCTAAATTTGAACAATTAGTAAATCATTATTTAACAGAAAGTGGATTACCACCGCTTTCTAATGTTAATAAACCTACTAATACATCTACCACACCATCTGTTTCATCTATCGATAATGTTATTGATAATGATCCTAATGTAGTAAACGCAAAAAAGAAAGCTGCAGATGCAGTAGCTTTAGAATTGAAGAAAAAGCAAAACACTATAACAAATCCGGCTTAATATGAGTAAGTTTACTTCATTATATAGAGAGTATTCTTCTACACTTACAGAGGCTGTAGATGAAAATGGAAACTTAGTAGATGATACTAACGCAGGAGAACAGAAAACCGAAGATAATACAGATCAACCTCAAGTTCCATCTACCGAAGATATTCAAGAACCAAAACAAGATATAACATCTGAAGGTAAGAAGTTTTTAGTAGAACTTATATTAAAAGCTCTTAGTGTGGATCCGGATAATATACCAGCAACCGAGAAGTCTATATTTAATACTGATGTGACTACTTCTAACGCTGAAGAAGTATTAAAAAAATTACAATATGTAGTAGATCTATACAGCTGATAAAATAACATCACTGTAAATATTACTGTATGTTTAATTCGTCACCCTGGACTGTAGCTGAAGTTAAAACACTACAACAATTAAATTCTAAGGGGGTTAAATTATCTGATATAGCTAAGAAGTTAAAACCTCGTAGTATAGGTGCTATAAAAAGTAAAATTAATAGGTTAAACCGAAAATTAGTTAATGCACCCACTTCAGTTAATATATCTGAGATTATAATAAATCAGCTTAAAAAACGACCCGTTGTAATATTAGATTTTGCAAATGATCATAATATTACTACGAGGGAAGTAGAAGAGGTAATTTTTGATTTATCAAAAACAAAAAATATTACTATCAGTAATGGTATAGCAAGTATAGTAACACCATCATTCGGTAGAATAAGTTTAGATATATTTGATAGTAATTGGCAAAAATATGGTGTAGTAGCTGATACCCATTTAGGATGTAAGGAAGAGCGTTTAGATGCTCTACACGCCTGTTACGATGTATTTGAACAGGAAGGTATAAAACATGTATTTCATGGTGGTAATATAGTCGATGGTTATATCCAGAAAATTAATAACGCATCTACATTTGTAACAACACCTGATGGTCAAGCGCAATATGTAATTGATAATTATCCGCAACGTAAGGGTATAACTACATATTTTATAACCGGAGATGATCACGAGGGCTGGTGGATTAAGGATGGATTAAATTGGGGTGCTTATCTTGAAATGATGGCTAAGAAGCAGGGTCGTGATGATCTTGTGTATATAGGTCACGTAGAAGCTGATATAGATTTATCAGTAAAGGGTGGTAAAGCGGTAATGAAGATTCAACATCCAGGTGGTGGTTCAGCGTATTCAAGATCTTATACAGGTCAAAAACAAGTTGAATCGTTCCAGGGTGGAGAAAAACCGCAAATATTAATCCAGGGTCATTATCATGTGAATAATTACATGTGTGAGAGAAATGTACATGTAATCAGTTTACCGGGATTTCAAGATCAAACAGTATTTGCTCGTAAGAAACGACTTAGAATGGAGGTTGGTGGTGGTATTATACATTTGAAGCAAAACCCTGCGGATGGTTCAATTACTAGATTTAAATATGAATTAATACCATTCTTTGATCGTCAGTATTATCAGTCGTATTTATTGAGCGACAAAAAACTAATAAGTGGTAATTTAGTTATCAATAATGAATAAGACAGAAAATAAATTAAACACACTCTTAAATGAAGGTACAGGTGGTTTAGGGTGTTTAATGGTAAATTTTACATTACCCGAATCCGTAGATCTCATTAAATGGACTGAGGATAATGTACCGGAATCATGTGTTGTAGAGTATGAACACGAGAAACATATAACTATATTATACGGTATTAAAGACCATGTACCAATTTCTACTATACAGAAATTCGTAGAGTCGTTACCCATGATTGTAGTTAAACTTAGATCTGTAAGTATGTTTCATCAACCTACACAAGATGTATTAAAAATTACGGTTGAAAGTCCGCAACTACAAGAGATTAATACATCACTCGTAGAGTATCTGGGTCCGGGTAATGTTGAACCTAATCAATATAAATATAATCCACATGTGACTTTAGCATACATTACACCGAATTCGTTACCACATTTAGATGGTAATGATTCTTTTAATGGTTATGTGTATTTAATGAAAGAAGTTGTATATTCAGAACCTAATAGTACGAGAAAACATTATTTTAATCTTTCTAATAATTGAGATATTGAAATATTGAGTTGTTAGTATATTATAAGTAGTAATTTATGAGTAACGCTAAAGACCTCATTGCAAGAGAACTTCTTGGCTCTGAAAATGCAAACAATTATCGATCACCTGATCGTGTTTACGATAAAAATTTGGTAGTATCATCGGAATATAAGGAAAGTTTACCTGACCTTCAAAACGATCTATATGAAGATATTCGAGTAAAGATTGAGCAGGTAGGTATTCATAACTTTAAACTACCATTAAAGTATGATAGGAAAGATGGATCGAAAATTGAACTAGAAACTAGTGTAACGGGTACTGTTAGTTTAGCTGCAATCCATCGAGGTATTAATATGAGCCGTATTATTCGTACATTTTACGAATATAAGGATCGAGAGTTTACTACCGAATTATTAGAAGATGTATTGTTTGCATATAGAAAAAAAATTGGTGGTTATGACGCTAAGATCTTTCTTAGTTTTAATTACCCCATGATACAAAAGTCGTTGCGTAGTAATATGAATGGTTATCAGTATTACAACGTAACTCTTGAATTTGAACTCCTAGAGAATGGTACGTTGAATCGTATAATGCATTTTGATTTCGTATATAGTAGTTCATGTCCATGCTCGAAAGAGTTAGCTGAACACGCTCGAAAATATCGAAATAAAGATGGTATTCCACATTCTCAAAGATCTGTTGCTCGTGTAAGTGTAAAGTACGATAAACATATGTGGATTGAAGATCTACATTTAATTTGTTTGAATGCGCTTCATACGGAAACTCAAGTAATGGTGCTCCGAGAAGATGAACAGGCATTCGCTGAACTTAACGGATCATATCCTAAATTCGTAGAGGACTCTGCACGACTACTCCATAAAGCATTAAATCAAGACGATAGAATATTAGATTTTAAGATTGTACTATCTCATCTTGAATCACTTCACTCCCACAACGCCATCAGCGTCATCACTAAAGATGTTACGGGAGGTTTCGATCGTAATGTATCCATTGAAGAATTAAACTCCTTAATACGATAATTATACATTACTCACCATAACAAAAAGACCTACCAGTTAATGGTAGGTCTTTTTTATCAAAATGACGAAAGAAAACCACGGAGTCTTCAGCTCCGGGGATGAATTTCGCCAAGCGTGAGAGATTCTTTAAGAAAAAATAATAAACTCTTAAAACTTAGTGTAACTCATATTTGAAAGATGGTATCGAAGCCAAAACGTGTAATCAAAGGATACAAATTCAGAATGTATCCTTCTGAAACTCAAAAAGAAGCGTTAAACGCTACTTTTGGAGCTTGTCGATACGTTTGGAATTTCATGCTCGACGTTAAGAAAAACGCTTATCTTGAATTAGGCGTAAATCTGAATTATTACGATACAGTGAGGGGCTTAACCGAGATTAAAAAAATCGAAGGTTCGGAATTTCTTTCAAAAGTAAATTCACAATCAATCCAAAGCGAACTAAGGAAACTTGACGTAGCTTACTTGAGATTTTACAAGAAGTTAGGTGGTTTCCCAAAGTTCAAATCTAAAAGAGGTGAACTACCACGCCCTAAAGGGCTGTGGCTTCCTGCTTCGCAGAAAAACCAATGTTTTTCTCCACAGGCTTAAAATCCCGTCGTTCCGACGGTAAAAATTCTCCTTTATATGTGTTTTGCTCTCTGAAAGCAAACTTCTTAATGTTGTTCGCCGCGAGAACATCCCTATCGTGTGTTTTCTCACAAATCGGACAAGTCCAAACCCGATCTTTCAAAGTTAACTCATGATTGTAATATCCACAATCACAAAGTCTTGAACTCGGTTCGAATCTTCCAATTTCAATCAGATTTTTTCCATACCAATTACATTTGTAACTAAGGAATTGTTTAAACATTCCCCATCCTACATCTGAAATTGACCTAGCTAATTTCTGATTTTTTAACATTCCACTCACGTTTAAATCTTCGATAGCAACACTTGTATAGCTTTGGTTTTTAGCTATATTTGAAGTTACTTTATGAAGAAAATCTTTTCTACAATTTGCTACTTTTTCATGGATTTTTGCTACTTTTCTTTTTTGTTTTTCTTTATTTTTTGACAACTTCTTCTTTTTAGCTAACTTGCGTTGAGCTTTCGCCAATCTTTTCAGATTACTTTTGAGATGTTTCGGATTTTTAATCTTCGTTCCGTCAGACAAAATTGCGAAGTCTTTCAAACCCAAGTCAATTCCAATACATTTGCTTTCGTCTTTTTCTGGAAGTTTAGGCAAATCAATGTTTTCCTCGACTAAAATTGAAATGAAATATTTTCCCGTAGGCGTTTTCGAAACCGTCGAAGATTTGATTTTCCCCTCAAATTGACGATGAAAAACTGCTTTAATTCCCTTTTTAAATTTCGGAATCGATACTAATGATTTTTCCCAATCAACCTTGGTACTTTGTGGATTTGTAAAAGATTGCCCGTCATATTTACTTTTAAACTTCGGAAAGCCTTTTTTCTCTTTGAAAAACTTGGTGAAAGCCATATCCAAGTTTCTCAGACTCATTTGGAGTGATTGACTATTAACTTCTTTCAACCATTTCGCTTCCTCAGTTTCCTTCCATTTCGCCATCTGATTCGTAATTTCAAAAACGGAAAGACCTTTCTTTTCAGTTTGATAAACTGAAGTTTTCAAATGTAATCCTCGATTATAAACATATCGAACGCAACCGAAAGTCTTGGAAAGCAGAACTTTCTGAGACTCGGTTGGATAAATTCGATATTTGTAGGCTTTGAGAACCACGGAATAATTTACACTAAATTTTAGGAATTTTCAACTTATTTCGTAAAATTTCTTACATTTTCTTGAAAATTTTCTTCAAACACCCCCGCGACCCTGTATCCCGGCGCTAAAGAGACCGGGTTTTAGGGTCGTCAATTCTATAAGCAATCTTTCACGGTTCCTCAATTTTTCAAATATGCTGACGGGAAATTGAAGATTCCGAAATTAAAAACACCTATCGAAGTTGTTCAATCTCGGGAATTTGGAGAAAACTTTGAAATTCTTTTCGTTACGATTTCTCGAAATAAAGTTGGAAAATACTTCGTTGCTTTCACGGTTGAAGAGGGTTTGAAGGAACCGAAAGCGAAAGTAACGAAACAAATCGGAATCGACCTAGGATTAACGGATTTAATGACGTTTTCTGATGGAACTAAAGTTAAAAACCCGAAGATTGCGAAAAAGTTTCGTAAGAAACTGGAGTATAAGTACCGTCAACTCAGTAAGAAATGTAAGGGATCGAAGAATCGAGAGAAATCTCGTTTTTCTTTAGCGAAAACTTTTGATAAAATATCAAACATTAAGTTAGATTTCACTCATAAATTAACTTCTAAAATTGTAAGCGAGAATCAAGTTATAGTTTTGGAAGATTTGAGTGTTGCTAACATGATGAAAAATCATAAACTAGCTAGATCAATTCAAGAAGTCTCTTGGAACGAAATAGTTAGGCAACTCAAGTATAAATCAGAATGGAATGGAAGAGATTTCGTACAGGTAGATCGCTTTTTTCCAAGTTCCAAAACCTGCTCAAATGATGGATTTGTCATTGACAAACTTCCATTAAACGTCAGGGAATGGACCTGTCCTAAATGTGGAGTTCTTCACGATAGGGACGTGAACGCCGCTCGAAATATACTTAACCAAGGTCTTAAAATTTTGTCTGGTTTCGGAACGAAGTCGGACACAAAACAAAAACATGGGGAGGCGCTGAAAAAGTTTTTAGAGAAATCTAAAGAAAATTTCGGGTCTGTGAACCATGAATCCCCTAGGTCTTTAGCCTAGGGGAGGTTCAATGTAGAAACCTAGAGTGAAATGCTCTATTTCTACCTATCAATTCTTTACCTGAACTATATCGCTTATATTCCTTACGGATAATATGTTTATTATTATCAACAATACCCATAGTTAAGTTTGGAAATTTTCTTAATCCACCTAGATTGAATACAAAATCAATTAACATTTCTTGATGCTTAATAGGCAATGATTCAAAAGTACCGGTGCCATATTTATTGTCTATTTCTACTCTAGCTTTAATTCTCGCTTTATATATATCATTTTTCAATAATACTATAGCCTCATCATCGGTTATACCATTCATTAAATATGTTTCATTTTTTTGTATTTTATGTCCATATGCTATTGTATAACTACCACCCTCAATAGATTCATGTGGCATCCAACGGTTGTTAGATGTGTTAAATCCTGTTTTATTACCATTCTCTACCGTCTTGATGTATTCAATGAATGTATCTTGTATACGTTCATTACCATTAACTTCGTGATTAATGACACTAACAGTATAATGTTGTTTTTTTCTTGACTCTTTATTGTGTGTACATATACTAACGGTATATATCAATCCTATGGAACATATTACTAAAGCATTAAAACGGATGAAGGATAATAACTGGGATTTCATGTATCTTGCAATAGATGTGCATGGTACTATGATTAAACCCACACATCATAATGATAATAAATTTGAATTCTATAATGATGCTGAAAAAGCTCTACAGTATATTTCAACAAGAGAAGATATAGTAATGATAATGTATACTTCCAGTTATCCGGAGTATATTGATAAACTAATGGAGTTTTTAGTGGATCACGACATATATTTTGATTATGTCAATGAAAATCTTAATGTTGAATCAGATCACGTATGTGATTTCAGTGATAAGTTTTACTATGATGCGTTATTAGATGATAAAGCTGGTTTTAACCCAGACACTGACTGGACTAAGCTAATGAATACACTACAATCTAATAACAATGAGTAAACTAGTTACACCGAAAGTATATCTCACAGGCTTTACTACTATAAACACGGAAGGTATTGTTCAGTATTTGACAGATACTGATCAATTAGAATTCCTCAATGATATTGAGGAAGCAAAGAAAGTAGGACTTTCAGATGGAGAGATTTTGTGCAGTATGTATGCTAAGATGTGTTACGCATCTTTAACTTTAGGTAAGAATAATAACATTACTAAGATTAGAGATATTAATAGTAATATCGTGGGTACTATAGAATCTGGTCATGGTAGTGTATTCGAGCATTGTAATATTAATTTCATTGTGTCCGGTTGTAGTCGTATATTCACACATGAGCAAGTACGTCACAGAGCTGGTGCTGCATATTCACAAACATCTGGTAGATATGTACGTACAGATGAAATATCTTTCGTGTATGATCCAATTTTAAATCCCGTTAAGGATGATATTATTAAAACTCTAAACGATCTCGAGATAGCATATAAGAATATTGAAGATAAGATCGGTGTTAAGAATATAAAAGATTTTACTACAAAGAAGAAAATTACATCTGCTCTTCGTAGAATATTACCTAATGGTCAAAGTAACGAAATAGGTATATCTCTTAACTTAAGATCTTTACGTCATATTATACAATTACGTACTAACAGGCACGCGGAATGGGAAATTCGATTGATTTATAATCAAATATGTGATATAATCAAATGTAAATATCCTGCTATATTTAGCGATATGCATTCAGAGTTTATTGATGATGCATATGAATACACCTTTACTAATCAAAAAATATAAATATGTTACCTAAGAATAAAATATCAATTGCTCACGAAGCACCTGTATCTATCATGGATCAGGTTCAAATGGTTACTGATTACGATTATGCATTATCTGTTTGTTTTGATAAAATTGATGGATATTATGATTTCTTTAAACGCGCTATAAAGAACGGTAGGTGGGTGTTACTTGATAATGGTATATTTGAAGAGGGTGTTCCAATGGACTCTGATAAATATGCCGACTATATTGTGAATCTTCAACCTAATGAATATGTAGTACCTGATGCATTAGAAGATGCTGATACTACAATGTCTAATTTTGATAAATGGGTAAGAGATTTTGGAGATATTCCTGGTCGTCGTATAGGTGTAGCTCAGGGTAGTACACTTAAAGAGTTTATTGAATGTTATAAGTATATGTCAGATAAAGCTGATAAGATTGCTATCAGTTTTGATTATAGTCTCTATATTAATGAATTAACGGATAGTACCGATGGTAATAAATTGGAAAGGTATGCTACAGGTCGTAAACGTGTATTAGAATATCTTTACAGGTTCGGTATTTTTAATTTTAAAAAACCGACACATCTTCTTGGGATTAGCTTACCGCAAGAATTATCATATTATAAGCATGTTTGTTTTGGTTCAAATATAGAGTCGTTTGATAGTAGTAATCCTGTGGTACATGCCATTAAGCGTGGAAAATATCCATCAGATATTAAATCTATAGACTATAAAGAGTCTACTAAACTTAAGGATTTAATAGATACACCAAAGACTGATAAACTGGTAGTAGATGCCATTTCTAACATCATTCAATTTAGATATCAGAATTCATTATATTAAAAAATGATTAATAATAGACCTTGGATAGCTGCATTTAGTCGTACTGGGTCAGAAATTTATGAATTGAGTAAGCGGCTTCATAGATTTCCAGATAGAATAGTATCTAATTCACCGTTCAGTAACGTTAATACACAATTAAGAGATGAATATGTCGGTGAATGGTATATCTTACCAAAATCACCGACGATAGACCAGTATCGACATGCATTTACTGTGTATAATAATGTAAGTGATATTAGTACACCTATTATTACATTACATGGTTGGTTGAAAGTAATACCAGCTGAAATATGTAATGAATATTACATATTAAACGGACATCCGGGGGATATTGAGACGTATCCAGAATTAAAAGGTTTTAATCCTCAAGAGAAAGCATTTAATTTAAAACTACCAACTAGTGGATCTATAATTCATAGAGTTACCCCTGAAGTAGATTGCGGTGAGATATTAACTAGACAGAAAGTAACAATATCGGGATTATATCTTGAAGAGGTTTATGAGCAATTACATAGCAATTCTATAGATTTGTGGTATAAGTATTTTACTTCATTATTATGAAAATAGCGATTACAGGTCCTCATAGTCAAGGAAAATCTACATTATGCTCTGATCTAATTATTAGACCAGAATTTCGTAAATTCACTGTACTCGGAAATATAACACGCGGTATTAAAGATCGTGGTATTGAAATTAATGAAGGTGGTAGTGATTTTAGCCAATCTCTAGTTATTAGTAAGCATATTGAACATTTTTTCTTTAAAAATAACGTAATATTAGACAGATGTATGCTAGACGGTATGGTGTATACTGAAGTATTATATAGGTATAATAAGCAAATATCTGAACCAGTATATTATTATGCTAGACATGTATTTGAACAACTTGTTCTTAAATTAGGTTATGATGTAATGTTTTACATAGATCCGACATTACCGATAGTAACTGATAATGTTAGATCTACTAAACTTGATTTTTTTAATCAAGTGAAAGAAGTATTTGAACAATATATTAAAGAGTATAATATTAATGTGATTCATATTAGTGGTGATAGAGACCATCGTGTTGAATCAATTATTCAATATATCAAAAACAACTTCAATGAGCAGATTAGATAATTCAATAGCCGGTACACATCTAGGTAAAAAGTCTGAATACGCAGAAGTATACGACCCAAGTCTACTAGTAGCTGTACCACGTAAGCCTAACAGAGATAGTATTAACGTAGACTGTAATAATACACCGTGGAAATATGCGTATGATGTATGGAATTGTTACGAAATTTCATCTCTATTGAGTAATGGTCAACCATTCTCAGGTGTAGGTAAGATAGTTTATGATGGTAATACTGAATGTATAGTAGAGAGTAAGAGCTTAAAGTTGTATCTAAACTCGTTCAACCAAACAAGAACGAAAGCATCTTCAATACTAGAAGCATATGAAGAACTTAAAGTTATCATTGAGCGAGATTTATCTAAACTATTGAATACTGTAGTACGTATTAATATTAGTGATAGTCGGTTTGGTCGGGATTATATGAATCAAGCAGACTACTTCACATACGGTAACGGTTCATTAATTTCATTTACTAATATTGATCAATTAATAAATACTGAGACATACACACAATATCATGAAAACCCGGATCTACTACATGTAACAGAGTGGTTAGGTAGGGATAACTCTAGAATACATACATCAAATCTATTCTCTCGTTGTCAGATAACCAATCAACCAGATCATGGTGATTTATTCATTACATATAATGTTAAGGATAAATATATAGGTTTAGGGGCTATAAGCAAATATATAGCTAGTATTCGTGGTCATAGTTGTTTCCATGAGCCGACTGTAGAGACTATATTTAAACATTTATATGATAAGCTTAACCCTAATCGTTTGATGGTTTGCGCGTTTTATACACGTAGAGGTGGTATAAGTATTGCACCTATTAGATCTACACATGAAGAGTTAATACCGTATAATGTTATTAATCATAGAATCGCACACGTAAAACTACCAAGAGAATAATTATGAGTGATTCATTGATTATAGCGGGTCAAAACAATGATCCGGAGATTTTTTACACACTCGAGGGTGAGGGTGTTTATGTAGGTTATCCGTCAGTATTTATGAGATTATCTATGTGTAATCTTACATGTAAAGGTTTTGCTAGCGTAGATTCACCTAATGGTTGTGATAGTTATTGTAGTTGGTCAGTGAAAAATAAACTTACATTCGATCAGTTAGCTGAGCTGTATGAAAAGAGTGGATTCAAGGACCTATTAATGGGAGGTGCAATTTGGAAAATTACGGGCGGTGAACCGTTATTACAGCAAAGAGCATTAATTGATTGGTTTAGGTTTACTAAACAACGCTGGGGTAAGAGCTTTACACCCCATATTGATTTTGAGACTAATGGAACTATAATTCCATTAGATGAAATAGCTGATATAGTTCCGGGTACAACATATACAGTATCTCCTAAATTATCGAGTAATGGCGATAGCGAGAATATAAGATTTAAAGTCGATGCGCTCAATTGGCATGTAATGAATAATTCAGCATTTAAATTTGTTATTCAGAATGAAGATGATGTACGTGAGGTATTCGATAAGTATATTAATAATCCAGAAGTAGTACCAGAAGATATTAAAAATTGGTTTCATAGAAATAGAGTATGGTTTATGGTGTGTGCTGGATCTCAAAAAGAGTTATTAGAAAATAGTGTAAATGTAGCTGAATTAGCTAAAAAGTATGTAGTAAAATTTAGCTCTAGATTGCACCTTCAACTATGGAATAAAGCTGTCAGAGCTTAATATTATGTCAAAGAAATACGATTTAAATCAACCAAAACTTAAAAAAATTGCGATAATTGGAAGTCAATGTCAAGGTAAATCTACACTTATTAAGGATATGATGGTGAGGTGGCCTCAATTATCTACACCGGAAAAATCATATAGAGATATTATAACAGAACGAGGTCTCAAGATTAATAAAGATGGAGATGAACCTAGCCAATTAGCTATTCTTGATGTACTATCAGATCAAGTAATGAATAATTACGGTAAGAAGAAGATAGTATTTGATCGGTGCCCTATTGATAATCTTGTATATTCTATATGGCTTAATGAAAAACACCCCGATCGTATGTCTGATGCTGGTGTGAAAAAGACTATTGCTATTACTAAGGAATGTATGAAATTTTTAGATGCAATATTCTTTATACCGATTACTAGTGTACATAAAGTACCAATTACTCCAGACGCACTTCGTGATATAGATCCAGAATATATAGAGGAGATTGATAATATTTTCAAATCTATATTACGTACACAAAAATTAGGTGTTGGTACATTCTTTCCATTAGATGATTGTCCACCTATAATTGAAATATTTGGTGATCGTGAAACTCGAATTAAAATGCTAGAGTGGTATATTACAGATGAGTGTGAGTTTGTTAGCTGTGATGATAATATCATGAATGAATTAACGGAAAACGTCAACAGCATAAGTATTTCAAATATTATACCTAATATAACTAAATAATAATATGAGTCTTTCTAAATTCGATACATTATGTAACCTTATTATAGAGCGTGCTGATGCTTCTATTGCTGATGCTAAACCTGTAACAGTATATAAATTGAATCCTGAATATAATTCAGCTGAATTAACTGGTGTGGATCGGTTAGTGGCTAATTTCGTTGAGGATGTACCAGCTACAGCTAATGACATTATTGACGTGATAGTCCGTAATAGTGATGACACAGAAGATATTACATCTGCAAAAGAATTATTCAGCAATTTGTTAGATGCTAATGTGATAACCGTTGCTACAGATGATACAAGTACTGAGGATGAACCTAGCGATTCAGAAATATCCAACACAGATGATGAGGATGTAAATGCTCCTATAGTTATACCACCTGAATCTAGCGACGAAGACGACGAAGACGAAGATGAGGGATCATCAGTACCACCCCCAGAAGAAGATGAATCAGATACATTCGATGCTAATAATACTAAAAGTCGATTAGAAGATATATCACCGGAAGCAGAAACTATATCAGATGAGGAAGAAGATGATATACCTACATCGGAATTAATCAGTAAAGCCAGTAAGAAGCGAGATCAGATGGTTAAGTTAATTAAACATATATATAGTAAACACGGTAAATCACCTGAAGAAGCTCAAGCACATATAGATCGTTTGATATCTCAGAATAAAATATAACACTAAATTTAGCCCCTAGAAATAGGGGCTAAATTTTTAGCTCTGTTTCGGTTATTAGCTGAAATTTCATACCGGTTTTATTACACCATTCTGATGCAGCCTTCCATTTTGCATTATTAACCGCAAATTGTATCTGTTCAAATAATACTCGCTTCTGACTTTTGCGATTTTTAACGGAGGGTGGTTGAGTTTGTTTTTGGGGTTTTATTTCAATCACATATGTAGTGATTACATTACCCTCTTTAATTTTAACAATATTATCCGGAAAATAATGATGTACTCTATTATCTACTGGTGATATATATGGTATAGCTATAGATTCTGAACCCCATTTTATGACATTTGTATTATTATCAAGAAATCTAAAAAATTTTAATTCATAAGAGCTTCTATATTTAGGTAGATTTACACCCACGTATTTGTTCTTATTAATCGGGTTATAAATACCTTGCTGGAATTGTTTGTATTTTGTAGACATATTTATTGACTATACACACGCTTGTAATATATTTATCATTATGATTCCTAAATCATACATAATACAAAAATTCTATCAGTATGCTGGATATCCTAGGTTTAATAAGGTATCAAATACGTATTATGGTTGTTGCCCTATTTGTAGAGAGGGTAAAAGTTGGGGTAAGAAGCGTAGATTATATTATGTTGTAGATGATGATACACTATATTGTCAAAACTGTCAACGGGGTTGGTCACCATTAAATTGGATAATTGCAGTATCTGGAGAAACCAAAGCAGATGTAATTAAGGATATTGAATTATTTGAACCAAATATTCGGTCTATATTAGAAGAGCACGAAAAGCATAATAAAACCAGTGCGGTAAAAATACCGACACTACCAGAGGATAGTATTAATTTATTCGATGAATTACAGCGGGATTATTATAAAGATAATGTTATAGTTAACCATGCTCTTAAGTTTATATCAAACAGACGATTAGACACTGCAAAGTATAGACCTAAAACGCTTTGGATATCTCTTAAAGATTTTTCACATAAAAATAGAGTAGTAATACCCTTTTACGATTTAAACAATCAAATCATCTTTTATCAGTCGAGAGCTATATTTGATGAAGACTCACCCCCAAAATATAAATCAAAAACGGGAGCAGATAAATCTTTATTTAATATTGAAAAAATAGAACCAACGCATGATAAAATATATAAATTAGAGGGTCCTATAGATGCATCATTTGTGCGTAATGGTGTGGGTATGTGCGGTCTTAATACTACTGAATTACAACAAAATCAGTTACGTAATTATCCATTTCATGAACAAGTGTGGGTACTTGATAATGATATCAATACCGAAGAGGTATATAACAAGTATGTTAAATTACTAGAATCAGGAGAACGTATATTTATATGGCCTATTGAATTTAAAAAATTCAAGGATATTAACGAAGTGTGTCAACGTTATAAGATCGACGAATTTCCTCATAAACTCATCGATAACAATACATACGAAGGTAGAGCCGGTATATTAAGACTTGCTAGTTTGCGCTTGTAAATCTCTCGCTTTCTTCTCTGCACCAATAATATAACTCTTAAGGATTTCATTAAATCCACCTAATCCCTCAGCAATCTTAATTAACCTCTTAATCTCCTGTTTTACAATACCACGAAACACGGAACCATCCCTATCCATCTTATTAAGTTGAACAGCGAGAGATGTTGGTTCAAGACCATTAATAAACTTTTTAAATGTTTCTATCTTCTCTACCCACTGCTTAGCAATTTCTAAATTATGTTTAGAAATTGAATGCTCTGGGTTTGATAATACATCAAAATCTTCAGGGTCTGTATCACCATCTAATGTACGCTTCCATGCAGCTACATCTTCATTTTCATCAGTATCAGTTATATCATTGGCGGCTTCCGATACAGTATTAACTTTTTTAGTTATAGATCCTATAGCCCCATCCCACTCACCTACAAATTTACCATCTACAGATGCACCAGCTATATCTCTATCTCCATCAATCTTTAAACCTGTGGGGTATTTAAGTTTTAAAGCTCTTAACCAGCTTGCATATGATGAATATTCAGTCTCACCTAGATGGTTTACAGATTCAGATAATACTGACTTAAATTTGGATTCGAAAAGGTTTGGTGTTGACATAAAATTACTAGTATGTTATAATACTTACACCTAATTCCAATGAATAACAATGTGATTATAGTGAGTGGTGGTCTTGATAGTGTAGTATTATTACATCATATATGTAAGGATCTAAACGAGCGTAACGTACATGTATTAACATTCGATTATGGGCAACGCATTAGTAGAGAAATTGAATGTGCAAAATACCATGCAGAGTTATTACACTCAGAAGGTTATGTAGCAGGTCATAAGGTACTTGATTTATCTGTGTTTAAAGATATAGCTAAAAATTCTGCTATTACAAATACTACTATCAACATACCTAAAGCATCAGAGGATCTAGGTAATGCTCAACCAGTGACATATGTACCGTTTAGAAATCTATTGTTTCTAACATTTGCTGCAGCTTATGCTGAATCTAATTATGGTAATGTAGTATATTACGGGGCGCAGAATGCTGATGAACATTCCGGATACTGGGATACTAATTCTCAATTTCTAAATAGTACAAATTCAGTATTCAATCTTAATCGAAAGAATACTATACAAGTTAAGGCTCCGTTTATTAACCATGATAAAGATTACATTGTAACATTAGGTAATAAACTAGGTGTAGATTTCAGTCATACACACACTTGTTATAGTGGTACAGAAATTGCATGTGGTAGATGTGTATCTTGCTCGAATAGAATTCAATCATTTATAAATGCTGGATTAAAAGATCCAATAAAATACGCAATCAATAATATACCTTGGAAATCATAATATGTGTGGAATCGCAGGTTCTAGGTCTCGTGAAAGTGGCTTCGATTTATATCAATTAAACCTATCTAGGGGGTGCTACAGTTCATCTGTAACATGTATATACCCTAATGGTCATTTTATAGATAAGAGATTTGGTATACTATCACTCAATGATATACCCCTAAATGCAGAATATTACCTATTTCATTCTAGAGGTCCGACTGTTGAGACAGCAGAATTTAATTGGGACGACAACCACCCATTTTGTTATGGTAGATTTATTGTGTCTCATAATGGTATAATAGAGAACGCTAATGAATTATATGGTGGTAATATAGGTGTAGATAGTCGAGTTGTACCATATTTAATTGATAAATCTCTAAGGTATAACCCTTCATATCATATACCATCATTAGTAGCAAATGTAGTATCTCAATTAAAAGGTACTTTCAGTTTGTGGATATATGATACCACAGATAAGAAAATATATATCACAAGGAATGATACTACACTATTTAATTACGGTACGGAGTTTTCATCATCAAATCCTGGATATTTAATTGATGTACCACAAAATCAATTATTATGTTTCAGTCCTAATGATAATACAATGAAAATATGTACATCAGCGATATCCACAGTAAACAAACCCAAATATTTTATACCGTAACAAATATGAAAAAACTTCATTTCGTGGTATGTACTACTCATAACATCGAAGACTTTAAAATCAAGTCTGATATATATCGTTTTTTTGATGATAATAAACTAAATGCTAATATCGATTATACAGTATATTATAATAATACTGTAGGTTTATCTAAAATATACAATGAGTTTATATCGGATAAGTTTAAAGATAAAATTGTAGTATTTGTACATGATGATGTACAAATAACTCATAATATATCAACAATTACCAGAGATCTTAATGAAGGTCATAAGCGATTTAATATTATAGGTCTCGCTGGTGCTACTAAAATAGGTCTTAAATATCCTACTTTGTGGCATATAATGAATACTGGTGATAGATCAGGTAGTGTAGGTCATCCATATGGTAACAATAACTATATTGTTACAGCATTTGGTCCTGCACCTAGTCTATGTGCGGTAATAGATGGATTGTTTATATCAATAGATGTCGATAAAGTATATAACGCTGGACTTAAATTCGACGAACAGTTTAAGTTTCATCATTATGATATAGATTTTTGTATTCAAGCTTGTAGTAAGAAATTATTAATAGGTACGTGGCCAATATGGGTAACCCATCGATCTCCGGGGTTAAAGTCT